CAAGACCGACAGCAGCATGGACCGGCAGGCCAAGAACCTGGCCGAGGTACGCCAGGAACTCGGGCAGATGTCCGCCACCGGCGAGCAGGTCGACGCGACGCTGGGTAAGATCGGCGCCACCGTGCGCGGCGAGTTGTTGCGCAGCTTGCAGCAGTCCCGCCAGGAACTGGAGCGATACCGGACCACCTGGCAGCAAGCCCAGCAGGCGATTCGTGCCTCCGCGCAGACCGGCGGCATGGCGCCTGGCGGCATGGGGCCGCCGACTGCCGACACGCAGCAGCAGCTCAACGTGGCCCGGGCGGCTAAAGAGGCGTATGACGAGCAGCGCGAAGCGATCCAGCGGATGCGTACCGCGTTGCGCGCTGCCGGCACCGACACCACCGCGCTGGCCGCGGCGCAACAGACCTTCGAGCAGAGCCAGCAGCGGCTCGAGCAGCGCATCAAGGCCCTGGCAGCGGCACAGAATCAGCAGGGCGCGGCGGCGGCCCGCACGGCCTCCGCCTCGGATCGTGCGGCGACGGCGGCCACCCGGCAGGCGGCCGGTCATCGTGGTGTCTCGCAGGCGTTGCGCCAGCAGGCCGGGGCCTCTCGTGAGGCGGCCAACGGCATGGAGGTCTGGCTGAAGGGCGGGCGTACCTCGCTCTCGCTGTTCCAGCGCCTGCGTGGTGAGCTGCTGGCGCTGGCCGCGGCCTACGTCGGACTGTTCGGCGCCATCCAGGCGCTGGGCGGGGTGTCGCAGACCTTCCAGGACATCGAAGCCGCCAACAACAAGATGATGGTGGCGATGCAGGGCGACCAGGCGCTGGCCGCGCGTGAGATGCGCTGGATTCGCGAGGAGGCCGACCGGCTCGGCGTGCAGTTCAACACGCTGGCGATGCAGTACGCCAACCTGGCGACGGCCACCCGTGGCACCAACATCGAGGGCGCGCAGACCCGCAAGATATTCCAGCAGGTCACCGAAGCCGGGCGGGTGTTCCGGCTTTCCAACGACCAGTTGCAGGGCGTGTTCAAGGCCCTCGAACAGATGGCCTCGCGCGGCACGGTCTCGATGGAGGAGCTTCGCGAGCAGCTCGGCGACCGGCTGCCGGGTGCTTTCCGCCTGGCGGTCGAGGCCATGGGCATGACCTCGAAAGAACTCACCAAGATGATCGAGAACGGTGAGCTGGCCAGTGAGGACTTCCTGCCGAAGTTTGCCCAGCGGCTGTCCGACGTCACCAAGCCACAGCTTCCCAAGGCCCTGGAGAGCTTCAACGCCGCGCTGGGCCGCTTCCAGAACGAGATCGTCAAGGCCCAGGAGGCCGTGGCCAACAATGGCTTCATCGACGGCATGGCCGCCGCCCTGGAGAACCTGACGACGTTTTTCCAGTCATCCAGCGGGCAAAAGTTCTTCAAGGACATCGGCACCTCGGCGGGGAACTTCGTCGAGACGCTATCGCGCATCCCCGAGGCGCTGTCGGCGTACCTGCCGGCCATCTCGGGCGCCCTTAACGTACTAAGCGCCGGGTTCGAGACGCTGATCCGTCTGGCCGATGAGGTCATCCTGCTGCTGTCGCTGTTCGTTGGGCAGCGCATCCTGTCGGGCATCGCCTCGTTGGGCCAGCGGTTCCGGCAGGCGGCGCAGGCGGCCCTGACGCTGCCCCCGGCCGCGGCCGCCGCACAGGGGGCGACCCAGGGCATGGCCGGTGCGCAGGCCACCCTGAACGCCCAGACGGCCGCGGCACCGCCGCTGATGGCGCGGATGCGTGCCGGGTTGACGGCGACCTCTATCGCCATGACGACGGTCCAGGGTCGGGCGCTGGCCGCCTCACGGGCGCTGGCCGGGCTGCGCGCCGCGTATCTGCTGATCGGTGGGCTGCCGGGGCTGATCCTCACCGGGCTGGCCACGGCGGTTTACCTGTGGTCCAGCAACACCGAGAGTGTGATCGACGCCACGGGCGAGCACGAGAGGCAACTGCAGCGCCTGCTCGATGAGTACGGGCGCGTCGAGGAGGCCGGCGGGGACTGGCTGGAGACGATCAAGGAGGGCATCGACGGCATCTCGCTGTCGGACTTCCGCAACACCTTGCGTGTACTCAGCCGGGAGTTCGAGGCCGAGCGGGAATCTCTCACTCGTCAGATTGCGGGTCGCATGGCGCCGCTGGCGGCCGCCCCCGGGCCCGACAGGCTGGACGAGACGGAGCGCCTGGTCGTCGAGCTCAACAAGGCCCTGCAGGACGGGGGGATCACTGCCGCGAAGTACCAGAAAGAGATCGACGGCATCCTGGCCTCCGGCAAGGCGTCGAAGCGCCTGACCGAGCTCGTCGAGAGCTCAGGCAACTTCCGCCAGGCGCTGGTCGAGTCTGAGCAGGAGCTGCTCGATCAGGCGTCTGCCGTGCTGGCGCTGGGGGGCACCATTGACGAGCTTAGTGACGCCCAGCGAGAGGCGGTGCCGGAGGAGCTGGCACGCGGCGGCGCCCGGTTCGTCAATGAGGTGGAGGGTCCGCTGGAGCGCATCACGCGCCAGATGGAGGAGATGCGCGGCGAGTTGCGCGGCGTGGGTTCCGAGATGCGCCGGATGGCCGCCCTGCAGGGTCTGGACGAGATCATCCGGGCGGCCGAGGCGGCCGACGATGTCGACCTCCTGCACCCCAAGCTGCAGCGTCTGTACTACATGCGCCTGCAGAACATGCGCGACATGCGCGCGATCATGGCGGAAGCCAACGAGATCAACGACCCGCTGGCGCGCGTCGAGTTCGACCAGCAGCGGCGCCAGCAGGACGCCCGGCTGGGTGACGACGTACCCCGCGAGGTCTTCGTCGAGCGTCGGGTCGAGGACCTGCGGCGCCAGCTGGTGGGCGGCGAGCAGATCGAGGACCCGGATCGCCTGGGCGAGCTGCTGGACAGCGAGCGACAGACCGCGAGCATGGAGTTCGATGCCGAGGCACAGAAAGACGCCGCCAAGGCCGCCGAACGGCGTGCCAAGGACGGCGAACGGGCCGCCAAGGCCATGGCGCGTGAGGCCGAGAAGGCCCGCGAGTACGTCGATGACCTGGACCGTGGCCTGGCCCGCCGGGCGGAGGAGCTTGCGGTCGGCGAGGAGCTGACCCGCGAGATCGCGATTCGCCGGGCACTGGAAGACGAGGGCCTGGCCGCGCAGCGTGCCGGCGTCGAGCTCGACCAGCAGCGCCTCACGCGGATTCGCCAGATCGTCGGCGCCGAGTATGACCGCCAGGCCGCGCTGCGCCAGCAGGCCGAGCGTGAGGAGGAGATCAACCGGCTCCAGCAGATGCGCCGTGACCTGCTCGAGATGATCGACGTCTACCAGCGGGACGGCAACGTGGAGGCGCTGGCCGCCACCCAGGCGCAGCTCGAGCAGACCAACGTCAAGCTGCTGGAGAGCGTCAGGGCGTGGATCGCCTACTGGGAGTCGGTGGGCGGCCCGGAGGCCGAGGCCAAGGTGGCCAGCTTCCGACTGCTGCTGGCGCAGATCGAGAACGACCTGGCGGCCGCGGCCAACCGCGGCAAGGTCACCGCCTTCGAGATCGGCGAGGCGTTCGGCTCCCAGCTCTCGATCGGCCTGGACAACTGGCTCTCGAAGATTCGCGATTCCGGCGATGTGTTCGGCAGCCTGCGCGAATCCTTCCTCCAGTTCGCCAGCGACTTCCTGCTGCAGATCGCCCAGATGATCGCCCAGGCGGCGCTGTTCAACGCCGTTCAGTCGGTCTCCAGTGGCGGCCGTGGCGGCGCCATCGGCCAGGGCATCCTGGCGGCGATCAGCCATGACGGCGGGATCGTCGGCGCCGCAGGCCCTACGCGGTCGGTCTCGCCCGGATGGTTCAGCAACGCCATGCGCTATCACGGTGGCGGCATCGCCGGGCTGCGGCCGGGCGAGGTGCCGAGCATCCTGGAGCGCGGCGAGGAAGTGCTGACCCGCGACGACCCGCGCCATGCGGCCAACGGCGGCGGCCAGCCGGCGGTGAACCTGAAGAACGTCAACGTGTTCAACAGTGCGGACGTGATGGAACAGGCCCTGGCCGACCAGACCGGGCAGAAGGTGATGCTCAACTGGGTCCGCAGCAACAGTTCCGCGATCCGCGGCAACCTGGGCGTTTAAGGAGAGGCAACCATGGTTCATGCCTGGCCGTTCGACCCCGCCTGGCCGCCCAGCGGTCAGGCCGTCGAGGATACGTTCAGCTTCCAGACGGAGATTATCACCAGCCGCAGCGGGCGCGAGTCCCGGCGCGCGCGCCGTGAGGCCCCCCGGCGCGCCGTGCGCCATGGGCTGATTCTCCACGGCGAGGACCTGCGGCTCTACAAGGACATCCTGTGGAACTGGCAGCCGCAGGACTTCGTGATGGCCGACATCGTCCGCCGGGTTACGCTGCCGGCGACCCTGTCGGCCGGCGCCAGCACCTTCACGCTGGGCAGCCCGGCGGGCTGGATGGTCGCCGGGCTGACGCTGATCCTCGGCACCGGTGAGGACCGTGAGGACCGTGAGGTGCTGACCATCGACAGCGTCGCCGGCAGTGTCGTTACCCTGACGACCGCCGCGCTCGCGACCTGGCCGGCGGACACGCCGGTCTACGCGGGCCTCTTGGGCAACCTGGCGACCAGCATGAGTGCCGACCGGCAGACGACCAACGTGGCCACGGCCGAGGTGTCGTTCACCGTCAGGCCGCTAAGCGAACCGGCGCGTGCCGTATCGGCCGCCCCGTTGCTCCTCGACGACCGCGAGGTGTTTCTGCGTCGCCCCAACTGGCTGGAGCGTGTCGCCTCGGCGATGAGCCACGAGGTCGACATCCTGGATTATGGCGTGGGCCCGATCTACCGGTATGCGCCGGTGCCGTTCGGCCAGGAGATCACTGGGGCGACCTACCTGGGGCGCAACGTCGCCGAGGTGGACGACATTCTGGACGTCTTCTTCCGTATGCGCGGCCGCCAGGGCGAGCTGTGGATGCCGACCTGGGAGCCCGACTTCCTGCTGCGCGGCACGTCGTCCGCGGGCAGCAGCACGGTGCGCGTGAAGGGCCCGCGTGTGGCGGAGATGTACGCGGCCAGTGCGACCCACCGGGCCATCTTCGCGCTACGCGAGGACGGCAGCGTGGCGCTGCATAAGACGGCCAGCATCACGGCGGTCAACGATGGCCAGGGCAACGACTCGCTGATCAATCTGATCACGCCGCTGACCCAGGACCTGTCCAGCACGATCACCGTGATCACCGGCTGGCTGCTGCTGCGGCGTTTCGCCAGCGACTCGCTGACCGTCGAGTGGTTGACCCATTCCGTGGCCAATCTGCGGCTCAATCTGACCACTCTGGAGATGCGGCCGCCCGAGAGCCCGTGAGAATTGGCTTTCGCCTATGCGCCTATTCAACTAGCATAGGAATACTAAACGAAAGGTTGAACGCATGTTCGAGGTCTTTCACACCAGCCGGTCCAAGTCGCGTCCGGTCTACCTGTACGACATCGCCTTCGCTGCTGGTGAGCCGGGGCGGCTGCGCGTGACCTCGGCGAGCCAGACGCTGACCGTGGGCGGAAACGCCTACGCGCCGGCGCAGGTTCGCCACGGCGAGATCGTCAGTTCGGGCTCGTTGGACAAGACGACCCTGGAGCTCAAGGTGCCGCGCACCAGCCCGCTGATCGAGATTTTCCGGGTCTACCCGCCGGAGCAGGTGGTCAACCTGACGATCCTTCAGGGCGAGCTGGACGACCCGGATGGGGAGTTCACCCCGGTTTGGTCGGGACGGATTCTCAACCTCGGCCTCGAGGGGTTGGAGGCGACGTTTTCGTGCGAGCCCATCGCCACGGCCGTCCGCCGGCCGGGCCTGCGCCGCACGTATCAGTACGGGTGCCCGCATGTGCTCTATGGGCCGCAGTGCCGTGCCAGCAAGGCGGCCGCGACCACCACGGCGACCGTGCAGGCGATCAGCGGCTCGACAGTGACGCTCAACAGCGGCTGGAACGCCCAGGCCACCAGCAAGTACCTCAACGGGTTGCTGGAGTGGACCGGGCCGAGCGGCGGCTTCACCCGCACCGTGCTGCAGGTCCCCACCGCGACGCAGGTGCTTATCGGCGGGCTGGTGCGGGAACTGGACGTCGGCGACAGCGTGAGCCTGGTGCTCGGCTGCAGCCACGGCCTGCCCGACTGCCGTGATCTGCACGACAACATCTTGAACTACGGCGGCCAGCCGTGGATTCCGCTGGACAATCCGCTGGGCACCAAGACCCCCTTCTACTAGGAGACCGCGCATGTTCCTCGCCGCGCTTACCAGTTTCGCCATCCAGCTCGCCGTTGCGGTGGTCATCGCGCTGATCGCCTACGCGCTGATGCCGAAGCCCAAGAGCCGCACCGCCGACATGGCGCGGGACCTGGAGATGCCCACCGCCGAGGCCGGCCGCCCGGTGCCTGTGGTGTTCGGTAACGGCACACTCAAGAGCCCCAATACCCTGTGGTATGGCGAGCCAAACACCGTGACCGTCGAGATCGACGCATGACGGGCACACGTTTCACGACCGATGACGTGATCCGTGCGGGGGGCTGCCCGGCGGGCATCCGCCACTGGTTCACCGCGAGAGGCGACGCCCTGCCCGAGGGCGTGACACTGCGTTCGTTTATCCGCGAAGGCATGACCCTCGAGCAGGCGCGCGCCTGCCGGGACGGCTTCATCGAGCGGGCGTTGAGGATCAAGGAGGCTCGCCATGGGGGATAAGAGCGGCGGCAAGCCAAAGATGCGGGTGACTCGCTACTACCTGGCGATGCACCTCGGCGTCTGCCACAGCGTCGAGGCGATCAAGGCGATCTGGGTCGGCGAGAAA